TTGAAGAAGTACCGGTCGATCGTGGTTCTTTGTTGATTCCTCGATTGAGCAAAGGTGGACAACCATATGTTCAAACTACGATCAGCGATGATAATCCTTATGCAGCTGCAAACCAGTATAAAGCATCAACCGTAACAACAGCACAAAAGACGATCAACATGCAAGGTATGACCGTTCGATATTTAATCGATCAAGCTGTTATGGAAGATTCCGCTTTGGCCTTGACTCAAATCTTGAGTCGTGATCTTGTTGATACTATCGAAAGTGGTTTCGAGGATGCAATGTTGAACGGTCAAACCGCCGGCGGTTATGATACTGATTTCGCCAACTGGAATCCAAGAGGTCGTTGGTCTGTTGTTGGAAATGCAAACGATCATAGAAAGGCGTTTGATGGTTTTCGAAAGTTAGCATTTGGAAAGTCAACCAGAATCCAAGCCGGCGATCCTGCTGACATGGCTTTCAGTGATATCGTTAGCGCGATTTCTGCGATGGGTGAATATGGCGCGAGTCAAGACAAAGTTCTTGTCGTGTCTCCGGAAGCGCTGATCAAACACTTCTTAGATCTTAGCGAACTTGTGACCATCGATAAATTTGGCGATAAGGCAACTGTTCTCACTGGAACCCAACTTGGATCAATTATGGGAATGCCTATCTTGATGTCGAGATTTATGACCGCGGACCTTGATGCCAATGGTGTTTATCCAACCGGAGCAGCGCAAACAATGACCGGATTTGTAATCTTTAACCGATCAAGTTTCCATCAATATGTTCGTCGTGGTTTACAGGTTGAGACACAACGAGATATAACAACCGGCGCAATGTCTTTAGTTGCTTCTTTCCGCGGTGTTATGGCTTCCAGTGATTCAACAGCCGCGAAAAATTGCGCGTACGTTACCAACTTGAATGGTTAATCAATCATGTCCATTGTAAGTGTATCAACAATCAAAGAGTATCTTCCGGAACTCGCC